CTTTGGCAGGATAGGCAGGCTTGGGCAGTGGCAAGATCGGCAGGAAGGGCAGGAAGGGCAGGATAGGCAGGATAGGCAGGAAGGGCAGGATAGGCAGGATAGGCAGGGTTGGCAGGAGAAAAAAGAACCCCTATCACGGTACCGTGATAGGGGATGTGCTGAATTACGCTACAGCCATTAGCGAGCCGCAAGGGCAGGTAGGGCAACCCTTATCGATCCACGTTTGACAAACGCGGATTGTGTAGCCACAAGCACTACACATCACTTTTTTCAGACGCGTTGCTTGTTTTGGTCGCGTTTTTTCTATCTCCGCAATCGAGAGACTGAGATGAGGGTAGGTTTCACCAATTGAATTAATGCAGTCGCTTAGCTTCTGCATTAATTCGGGTCCTGGCTTTTTTCCGCTTCGATCCGCGAAACCTATCTCTTTGGCTACCTGGCCAAATACTGGCCCGTGGCCTTGGTGGTTGCCGATTGTAGCGTGGATTAACTCGTGGGTTAGTACGATTGACGCTGTTAACGGGTCGCCGATCAAGGGTGAAATGAAAATCTCAATGAACCCTCCTGCACTCGCTTCTGGCGCCCAGCACTGACCCAGGAGCGTCCCAGGTTTCCGGCCTATTGGCCATCCACACGATATACGCACCAAGTCGGCACTGCAGCACTCGTTTTGTAGTGCGAATTCGGCTATGAGCTTCTTAGCGAGCTTAGATAACCACTCTTCACGATTCACTTTTTCACGCTCCTATCCTAGCTTTCGCGCTAGGTCGTCTATGAATCTTTGTGCGGTTTTTCGGTCGAATACGAACCCGTCGATGAACACGTGAGGTTCATCGGCGATGATGTGTTGAGATGATGCTATTTCTCTCGCACCCCCGCGTGACGTGCGACGGAACGAATCCTCCCAGCGGAAAACATAATATGAGAGCACTCCACGATGACCGACCCAAAATGCGATTTGTTCCGGGCTTAGGTCGTCCTTGTGTGACTTAATGACCACGCCTTGGTCTTTGATGGCTGGGAACGAGCCGCCCAAGCCGTATACGCGTGAGATCATAATGATCTCTACGCGCCCTCCGGCACTCTCTAGCATATCGGTGATTGCTAGCACTATCGCGCCTCGCCACAGGTATTGGTCGTCTGTGTGGCACGCGTTCGCGTCACCGTTATAATATATGCGGTAAAACCGGCTCTGTGAGCTTACTCGCGCTCGCCGCGTGGCGCGGTAAGCATCCTGATGTCCGGTTTCGAGCCGGTCGCGGTCAAGCTCGTCACCGTCCACAGACCAGCACGGGGAGCGGATTAGCGAGGGTAGTGATGGTATCTCTACGCCCGTGGCCACGATATCGCGCATCCTAGCCAATCCGCTAGGCCAGCCTTCCGGGCCAGCCATAGAGGCCAATTTTTCGGATGGTTTATCGGTTTGGCCTACCGGATTGCCCGGCCAAATCGGCCTTGAGCATTGGTTTAGGAACTCGTCAAGCGTGATTAGCTGGTCACAGTCTGGAGCGACGGCTTCTGGCGTTTCTGGCGCTTCTGGCGCTGCATTGGGCGCTTCTGGCGCTTCTGGCGCTTCTGGAGCGGCTTCGGGGGCCGGTTTATTGGCGCATTCGATGCACCTTATCAGGTGTATGCCAGGTTCCCATAGAGCCATCTGGCCAGGTTTTAGTGCCGCACCGCACAGGGTGCAGGTGCGCGTGTGTTTCAGCCGTATTTTTTTCGTCACGGTTTGAATTCTCCGATCCGACGTTTTTCGTCGGGTGTAAACGTGTCGAGATAGGCTTGGAAAGCTTGATCGTGAGGTTTTCCACCTTTGTTTATGTCTCGTGATAGGCTCACTAAGAGCCTTGTCGAGACAGGTCGCCGGATGTTAGCCTCACGAACCCGCTCACGAAGCCATTTCACGAAGCCGTGTATAACGATATCGTTACACACGGTCGTTTCGATACCCTCGTCGTAATCGAGGTAGAGCACGTCGTTCCCCCCGCCGAAACGGTCCAATGTGGCGCCGTCAAGCTGATTGCGGCCGACATACACCCTGTCCGCGCCACGTCCGCACGTGTTGGCATCCGCAACGATTACGTGTTCAGGATGCCGATTCCATCGGGTTCCCGACGGATCGGTGTAGTATCCATCGGGTTCCCAGAGCAGATTAAGACTAACGAGTACGTTAGGGTCCGCCGCGTCAAGTTCCGAAAACAGGCTTACTCCGGGTTTTGTAAAGCCTCTCAGGAAGCCGGATGGCGCAAAATTGCGCGACCCATCCGGTAGCGTCACCATTGAGCCCAGGATGTGGTACTCCTGGACACCCCCGGACAAACCCATCCGATAGAATGGCACGTCCAGCGCACGGCTCACATCACGCGCTAACGTTGTTTTTCCCGATCCGGCAGGACCGCACAACATCAGTGTGCGGCATCCGCAAGCGACTTTGCGTAGGATAGTCGGCAACGCGCTATGCGTCACCCCTTCCAGCAGGTCCACGCTTGGTGTGTCCGCACCCATCCAGGTTATGGTCAGCGATGCATCTTTCGCCGGGTTTTCTTCCAGCGTCTTAATTCGCTCTTCCAGCCTATCTAGTCTCTCTTCTACGTACATTGTTCGCTCCTTTGTTTAATACATTTATCGGTCCGGTCCCATTCTACCATAGGGTGTGAGGGAGCGCGTCAAGCTTTTTTCGCGATGTTAACATATTAACAATGTATCGCATTAATCGTGCCAGATCGGCGCCGATGCTGATTAAATCAGGGCTAATATTTAACCGCGTCCCGTTAAGGCTGATTTAATCGGCTTTTACGTCCGGTTAAACCTCGTCCCTTCCTGATTTAATCAGCTTTTACGTCTAGTTTAGCCCTATCCTTTCCTGATTTAATTAGCTTTCACGAGTGTTTAATCGATATGTGTGATGTAATTGGTGATACCGATTTTGTGTTTCATACCGCTCTCCAAGCCTCTCTTCAAGGAGTTTACAGTTACTATTCACATTCGCTCGTTTGCATCGATATCGATTTAGAGCCTGTCGCGGTGTAAATGTGACTCTCACAGTTACGTTTAGATCTCGATTTGATCAGTCTTTTCAAGCCGTAATCCGTTTGCACGATTCTCGTGAGGTGTGGTTTAATCGCTATGTACCGGGTAGGAGTGCCCCGTACCCATCGATTGGCGTGGGGCTGAGATGTTTTTCAGGACAGCACAAGCACCCATACACGTTTCTGAAAATAATTTTGCTAATTCTGAAAATAATTTTGCTAATTCTGAAAATAATTTTGTTAATTCTGAAAATAATGCTGTTAACTTTGTTAATTCTGTTAACTTTGCTAATTCGGTCCCGAGTTGACACGCGTGGCCTTCTTGTGCTATGCTTGGGGGAAGAGGAAGGAGAAGGTCGTGCTTACTATAGAACAGAAGGAGAAGGTGTTGGTCTTGGCGTCGGAGGGTGCGGGGTTGGCTTTACTGCGAGGTTGCGTAGGGCTATCAGCAAGTGAATTCAGACGTGAACTCAGAGCTGATCCTGATTTTGCAGCCGAGTTGGCCGAGGCTAGAGCCCACGGCTATGACGAATTGGCTGACACGCTATTGGACATAAGTGTAAACCCTGATTGCACTTTGACCGAGGCTAAGCTTTTGCATCTCAAACATTCCAACATAAAGTGGCTTTTGTCGAAGCGTAAACCTCACGACTACGGCGAACGGATGGAAGTGGTGAACACTGGTGGTCCAGACTTGATAAGGGCACTGCTCAATCGCAAGAAGGCGACAGTGATCGAGACCGTACCGGTACGACCCGCGTTGACAGAGAACGACGCTGATAACGACGTATGAAAGCGCCATATACGCCTGAAATAGAGACGCGGCTGATGTCTGAGTTATGGGACCCCGCGCTGAAAAACGATTTGTATGCATGGGCCAAAGTAGTTTGGCCGTGGAAAGAGGTAAACACTCCACTCAGAGAATGGGGTGGGCCTAAAGTCTGGCAGCGCGACTTGATGGACGCCATATCCGAATTCGCGATGGATAATCTGTTCGCGGCGGATATCGGTCGGTTACCCGATATCTTTCGCGGCACGGTATGTTCTGGTCGCGGTATAGGGAAATCGGCCTTGGTGGCACAGGTAGTCTACTGGTTTTTTTCCACCAGAATAGGATCGACTACCATCGTGACCGCTAATTCTCAAGCGCAACTCGAAAGTCGCACGTGGCCGGAATTGGGCAAATGGCACTCGATGGCCATAAACAGACACTGGTTTGACCGTTCCGCGCTTTCGATGAAAGCTCAAGATTGGTTTGCCGACTGCGTGAAGACCCAGCTCAACATAGACACGGGGTACTATTATGTCAAAGCGCAAACGTGGTCGGTAGAGCGGGCGGAGTCGTTTTGTGGCGCGCACTCTCAGCACGGTATGATGGTGGTGTTTGACGAGGCAAGTGGTATCGATAACAAGATATGGGATGTTACACCGGGGTTCTTCACTGATCCTATACCTGATCGGTATTGGCTCACGTTCTCTAATGGTCGTAATACGGATGGGATGTTTTATCTCACACACGAAGATCCGGCTATATCTAAACAGTGGAACTACAGGCGCAACATAGATTCTCGCACGGTCGAAGGTCTCGATCGCGCTCTGTTGGATAATGAGGCCCAAGTCCACGGTGAGGATTCGGATTGGACCCGTGTGGAGATATGCGGTCTTTTTCCTCACGGTGGTACCAGGAACTTTATCTCTCGTGATCTGGTGGATGAAGCATCGATTCGTAAGGTCAAACCGGATCAGGACGGCTTGATAATGGGCATAGACGTAGCGCGTTTCGGAGCTGACTATACTGTGTTCACTTACCGTAAAGGTCGCGATGCGAGATCGATTCCGCCTGAAGTGTACCAAGGCGAGGACAACGTGCAAATCGCTAAACGAGTTGTAACGGCGGTGAACAAGTATAACCCGAAAGGAATAGTCTTTGACGCGGGCAACGCTTCCGGTGTGATAGACATCTTACGGTCCAAGAAAATGAAAGTAGAAGAGATCTATTTCGCCAGTAAAGCAACGGATACGATGCACTATTGGAACCGTAGAACGGAACTTTATGCCTTGGCGAGAGAGTGGCTGAAAACAGGATATCTCTTGGATAACGTTTACCTCAAGCGTGGTCTGACCGAGCCCGGTTATGACTATCGCGGAGATATTTTGATGCTAGAGCCAAAGGATGTAGTCAAGAAGAGGGTGGCTCATACTTCGCACATAGCGTTTGATTACGCGGACTCTTTCGTAGTTACGTTCGCTATAAATGTTCCACGGGATGACGTTTATGCTAGCGGAGATGGGAGTAAACGTGTTAGGGTAGCAAAGGGGCACAACTACTTACGATTCGGACGACAACGGAGGTAGGTACAGATGGGAAGTATGATATCCGATGTGGCTTCAGCGATATGGGACCCAGTTAGCAGTTTGGTTACAGGTATAGGAGAGGCAATTGGTTTGATCGAAGAGACTCCACCGCCTCAGTATAATTACTCTGCTGCTGCGGCCGCAACTACGCCGTCTGTTCCAACTAAGGCTACAGCGGCGCAGTCTGTTGCCGCGAGAGAAGAAACCGCTGCTGCCGCTGGTACAAGTACCCCCCAACCTTCGCGCCCAACGGGTTTGGGTTCAGTATCTACTCTTCTCACCGGTGCGGGTGGGTTGTCCGATACTGAACTGATTACGCTCAAGCGTATGCTGTTGGGAGAATAAATTGGATGCCCAAGTAGAAGCCAAAATAAGGCATTTCGAAACGTTGCGTAATCAGCGCAAAACACGGGAGACAGAGTGGGAGACGATAAACGACTACATTTGCCCTCAGTATCGAGGGTACTTCTACGGCAGTGGTACGGTTCCTCTTGATATACGGGAAGATGAACTGATTTTCGATAGTCACCCTATAACCGCTTTGAGACGATTCGTGGCGGTGTTGGAGTCGATACTCACTCCACCCGCGCAACGCTATGTCTATCTCAAACCCGCAGTAAACGCGCTTGAAAACAACCGCAACGTCAGGTTGTGGATGAGTCAAGCCACTAATGTGCTTGAGTCGCAGCGTAATTCGCCCAACGCGAATTTTCGAGTACAGAATCTCATTACGTATCATTCGGTGGGAGCATACGGTAACGGTGCCTTGTTTATAGATAAACCTGAAGGCGCAATAGGATTTAGGTACCGCAACGAACACTTGGCAGGGGTTTATCCATACCAGAATCATCAAGGGGTGATTGAAGGGTTCTACAGATACTTTTCGCTTTCAGCACGCGAGGCGGCGGGGGTTACGGGGTGGAAACTACCACAACGTATAGTAGACGCAGCGACTGATCCGCAAAAGTGCGAAGACGCGTTTTGGTTCTTGCACAGCGTAAGTCCGCGTGTAAATTGGGACCCTCAGATACCGGGACCACTTGGTAAGCGATACGAATCCTGTTATATCAGCATGGATGAGAAAGAGTTCGTGTCGATAAGTGGGTATAACAGCCTACCTTGCGCGTTTGCACGATACGAGTTAATATCTCGTAATGTAAACGCCCGTGGACCAAGCGACGAGATAATAGACGCCGTTAAAACCCTGAACGAACAGGCTAAGACGCTTATCACTCAGGGTCAACGGGCGGTTGATCCACCCATATTGGTTCACGATGATGATATTTTCAACGATTTCTCTACCGAACCTGGATCTCTCAACTTTGGGGGTATAGACTCTGAAGGTCGAGTTCTAGCCAAAGCCTTTACTGGTGGGGAAGTAGCGTTCACTGTAGATATGATGAAGATTCAGTACGCGCACATAGATGCGGCATACCATCTTGATCTCTTTCGCATTTTGTTAGACAATCCGGTTCGCACGGCCACGGATGTGTTGGATTTGGCGAAAGAGAAGATAGCCTTGCTAGGTCCTACAGTGGGCCAGTTGATGGCTGCTTATCTTGGTGCCGTGGTATCGAGAGAGTTAGAGTTAGCGATGGATCAGCAGCTTTTACCTCCGCCGCCGATGGAGTTAATAGAGGCGGGGGGCGAATTTGCGCTAGAATTTGACTCTCCGCTTACAAGGGCGCAGAAAGCCGAAAGTGCGGCCGGGGTGCTGCGTACTATTCAGAGCGGAATAGAATATGCCAACGTGCTCAAAGATCCGTCCATACTCGATAACATCAACATGGATAGGGCTTTTCGGTTCATAGCCGACGCGAATAATTTCCGGGAAGAGCTGTTTAACTCTCCAGAAACTGTTCAGGCTTTACGTGAACAACGTGCACAGGCTGCGCAACAGCAGATGATGATAGACGCCGCACCGGGAACGGCCGCTATGACTAATGCCGTGACTAAATCTCGAATGGGGATGATGCCGCGTGCGCTTAAACGTTAAGGGTTTAACTGACAAGCTTTACGCGTTGAAAGATTTACTGCGATTCAAGCGAGGAGCATACCGGCGCGTGTTCGATGCCAGGTCTTTCGACGTTGAAACCGTGATGAGAGACCTGGATAAGTACTGTCGCGGTCACGAAACTACGATGCACCCAGATTCAAGGTCGCACGCGGTGTTGGAAGGCCGCAGACAAGTGTTGCTGAGGATAATGTACTACTCGAAATTAAGCGAAGATCGCTTATGGGAGATTTACGACGGAAGGAAGGTAAACGCTGATGCCTGACACTGGTTCTCCGCCTGCGACTGGTTCTCCGCCTGCGACTGGTTCTCCGCCTGCGACTGGTTCTCCACCTTCTCCGCCTGCGGCTGGTTCTCCACCCGTTTGGACTTCTGGGCTCCCCGATGACGATCGCGGTTGGGCCGAAAATAAGGGGTACAAGTCGGTAGCAGATCTAGTTAAGGCGCATAGGGCGCTAGAAAAGCACATAGGTGTGCCTAGAGAAAGGCTGTTGATACTGCCGGAGAAATCGTCAACAGAAGATCCGCAAGCCTGGGATTCAGTATTCACCCGGTTGGGTAGACCTGCGAAAGCCGATGAATACGTGCTCAATTACGCGGATAACAGCGAGAAGGCCAAAGCCGATCTCAAGTGGTTTCGTGAGGTAGCGCACAAGCACGGAGTATCTACTCAAGCCGCGCAAGGCATACTGGACGCTTTTTCAGCCAGCGTGAAGGCTCAAACCGATTCACGGAACGCTGAGATCAAGAGTACAATGGCTCAACTTGATAGAGAACTTCAAGTTGAGTGGATGGATAAGTATGACAACAACGTTGCTCTTGCTCGAAAAGCAGCGGCGCATTTCGGGTTGAAGGATCAAATGATAGCGCAGATGCTTCAGGCTGGAGTGGGTGCTAACGATCTGAAGCGTATGTTCTTCAAGATAGGCTCTATGTTAGGTGAAGACAAGTTCGTGGGTAGCGGTGATAATGCACAGTCGCAGGGTGATTTTAGACCTCGAAGTCAGCAAGCAGCCCAAAATCAAATAGAGGCTATGATCGCCAACAAAGATTGGGCCACACGCTTTAGGGATGGCAAACTTACCGTGAGAGAACAAGAGGAGTGGAGAGTCTTGAATCATCAGGCGGCGGGGGTGGTGTACCGAAAATAAGTGCTTGACGTTTACATCGAGAGGGTGTTACCTTTGAGAATAGGGGACACCCTCTCGTCATTCAGAGGCCCCTCACACTTACGCGCCTAAACCCGAGCGACGAATACGGGCTAGGAGTGCCCCGCGAGTGTGCGGACACGCTCTCCGTTGGATCAACGCGTTACGAACAAAACGGAGGTAGAAGGTGTCTGGTGATATCGATAGCATAGTAAGCTTGTACACCAAGCTTTTCTCAAACGAGTTTCGCGCTCTCACACAACAGACCGATTCTCGTCTTTCGCCGCTCTGTTCTTTTCAGAACGGACAAGGCGAAGAAGCTGTAGCGTGTGATCAAGTGCAGTCGTTTGAAGCGGTACCGATGACAGGTAGATTCGCGAGTATGCCGAGGGTCGATCCCAGTTATGACAGGCGATGGGCCTTTCCTCAAGCTTGGCAACTTCCCTTGTTGTTGAGTGAGATGGACTTGCGTAAGATGGTTGTGTCACCGCAAGGCGAGTTGATGCGCGGTTCGGTAGCCGCTATGATGCGTCGTAAAGACGCCATTATCGCGGCGGCACTGTTTGCCGATTCGGCTACGGGCAAAACAGCTACCACTACTACCACTGCACTTCCTAGCGCGCAGAAAGTTGCAATTACGGTGGGCGGTACCGGTAACGTTGGCATGAATTTCGCCAAACTTCGTCGCGCCAAGCGCATTCTGCTTGGTAACGATGTGGATGTGGAAACGGAACAAATCGACTGTGTGCTTACGGCAATACAGCACGACGAACTGATGACCGAAATCCAAGTTGGCTCAAAAGAGTACAACGAAGCCAGGGACGGTAGACCTGTTTATGCAGAAGGTCGTTTAGAGCGCTTTTACGGGATCAATTTCCACATTTACAACCAGCTTCCCGTGGATGCGTCTAGCGATAGGCTGATTCCGGTTTTCGTTCGTGGCAAGGCGATGCGTGTGGTAACCTGGTTGGATATTACTACGTCAGTATCTCGCAGGAACGACCTGGAAGACGAGCCTTGGCAGTTGTATGTCAAGCAAATGCATGGAGCTACTCGACTCGAAGAAAAGCTGATGGTGCAGATAACCTGTAATGAATAAGGGAGGATGGTAAGCCAGTGAGAGAACTAAAAGATATTAGCGTAGTGCTCTTGATATGCCTTCTGTGTTGGGGTGGACTTCAAGTGTGGGCAGCGGTGGCAAACACCAAGTCTACCATCGTGGGCGATGGCGATGCTACGCCGCAGGTTTACACGGGCGGCAACATCAAGGGTGCACCTTTGAAAGTACAGATGGCCACGGTAGAGGTGGCATCCGGCGACAGCGATAATTCGGTTTATCGCCTGTTCAGGGTTCCATCTAACGCTGTAATCGTTGACATCAAGATCGCCAATGATGCAATGGCGTCTTCAGTGTACAATCTCGGCATTTATCAAACTGCGCTTAACGGGGCGGCGGTGGTAGATGCAGACTATTTTGGATCTAGTCTGGACTTCAGTACGGCGCACGCGCCCACGTCGTATAACTATGAAGCGACAGCGACAGATATCTCTAAGATCGAAAAGCCATTGTGGGAGCGGTATGGTTACACTACCGATCCCAGGCGTGAGTTCGATATAGCGCTTACCGGAACTACGATAGGGCCTTCGACAGGTTCCCTATCTGGCATTCTGGAGTATACCCAGTAATGGCTACCAGATTGTACGAAATCAATCCGGGTGACGACTACACTGCGGTAACTGAGACGATTGGGTCTGCTACTGCCGGAAAAGCGGTAGAACTAACCGTAGACCTTGCAGTAGTAAACTCGAAAGAAGAGGTAGTGATAGCGCTCAAGAAATTGCAACAGTGGGTAGAGTTGGGGCTTTGGCCTCCAGCTTAGTCGTGTAAAGCCCTCTCGAAGGACAGCACTTCGAGAGGGCGCGTCTTGAGGGGAGTTAAACGGTGAGTAAAATAATTCCAGCGGTGCTATTGGAAGGGGCCACCGCTACCGGTCCAGGAACAGCTACGGATGGGTCTTCGCCAGGTGGGTCCAAAACTTTCCAGGCAGTATTAACAGGTACAGGTGCGCTTACGGCTACGGTGCTCATTCAAGGGTCCAATGACAATTCACACTGGACCACAGTGGCTACGATATCTCTAGATGGCTCTGATGACGTGTCTGATTCCGCAGAAACAACTAAGTCTTTTGTGTATTGGCGTGCAAACATTGGCGCCATTGCGGGCACTTCAGCTTCGGTAGATGTCATTACGGGTATGGTGATAGGTTAATGCCGTCCAGCGCCACTAGCGAAGTAGAGATATCTAATGTGGCGTTAATAGCTCTAGGAGTAGACCCTATTACGTCGTTAAGTGCCAGTAACCCTAAGAGCAACGCTATCCGAAACGTATTCTACCGACAAAGAGATGCCCTATTCAGAGCTTATCGCTGGAGTTTTGCAATTAAACGCCTGCAATTAGCCGCTGATGCAGACGCACCGGTGCACACTTTTTCGTATGCATATTCTCTTCCTAGCGATTGCGTCAGGCTAATAGAACCGGATCTGGCCAGTGATCAATATCTGCGAGAGTGGGTACTGGAGAACGGTAGGATACTGACAGACTACACTTCACCGTTGGATATTCGGTATCAATCTCGTGTAGAAGATCCCACACAGTGGGATGACTGTTTCTGCAAAGTCTTGGCTTTGGATATAGCCATCGCGGTGTGTTTCAAACTTACAGGTAGTAACGCCACCAAAATGTCCTTGCGAGAGGACCGCAAGGAAGCACTTAACGAGGCTAGACGGGCTAAAGCGTATGAAATATCGCCCGCTAAGCGAAGAGATACGTCTTGGATAACAGTGAGGTAGTTGAGTTATGCCAAGGGTTTCACCCGCGTTAGGTAATTTTACGGCGGGAGAATTATCTCCGAAACTAGCTGGTAGAACAGATGCTGAGCGCTACAAAAGCGCGCTTTCACGGTGTGAAAACTACATTGTAACGCGCCAAGGGTATCTAACTAGACGACCAGGCACGGTATATTGTGCTAATACCCGATCTAGCAGTAGCAAGTCTAGGCTGTTACCGTTTAAGTTCTCAACAGAACAGGCGTATATACTAGAATTTGGTCATCAATTTATACGCTTTTACCGCAATAACGGCCAAATTCTTAATACGCCTAAAGTGTTAACGGCCATAACCAAGGCTAATCCCGGAGTAGTAATTTCCACTGGGCACGGGTTTACTAACGGTACTCGTGTGGTAATATACGGCGTGCCTGGTATGTCTACGGTTAATAACCGTGAATTTACTGTTGTGGGTGCTACAGCGAACACGTTCGAGCTTAGTGATGAGTGGTCAGCTACAGTAGATACTACCGGGTATGATGCTTGTACCGGTAGTGGGTATGTTGCCTCCATAGTAGAGATAGCGTCGCCTTATACGGCATCGGATTTGCCACTGTTACAGATAACTCAATCGCTAGACGTGTTGTTTATAACCCATCCTAGCTATGAAACCAGGCTGCTTAGTCGGTTGAGTCACACATCATGGACACTGACTACAATAAACATAAAAGATGGCCCGTACTTGCCTAAAACAGTAGCCCAAGAAAGCATAACTCTGACTACTAGTGGTATTGCAGCGGGGGCGAGTGGCAACGTAACGGCTTCATCTGCGTTATTCGTCTCTACCGATGTGAACAGGTTAATTCGTCTCAAGCACATATCCCCTACGATAACGTGGGGTTGGGGCAAGATAACAGCCTTCGTTAGTTCTACTGTAGTAACTGTGACGGCTACTACGGACATAAATTCAGGCGTTGCTTCAGATTGGGCGTTGGGAGCATATTCGGCTACCACTGGATACCCTTCTGCGATTGCGTTTTATCAAGACAGATTGGTTCTAGCCAAGGGCGTTAGAGTAGACTTTTCTCGTTCTGGAGTGTATGATTCTTTTCTCCCAACTCAGACGGATGCTTCCGTTACGGCTGATCTTGCGGTGTCCGTCGGGTTAAATACGGGGGAAATGTCGTTCATACAGTGGGTTAGGGGTACGCCTAAAGGGGTGATAGCCGGAACATCGGATCAGGAGTTATTGGTTACTCAGGCTAGTACTGCTGACGCTTTCGGACCGGCTAACGTAGATGCAAATCCCGTATCGGCACACGGTAGCGCGGCTTCAACGCCAATACGCGCCGAAGATTCTCTGCTGTTTATACAACGTTCACGTGAAGAGATTCGCGAAATGGTGTTTGGTACGCCCAGTGGCGGTATTCGTGCAGAAGAACTGTCGGTACTGGCTAAACACGCGACAGAAACAGGCGTGACCGAGATGGCGTTTACTGTCACACCCCACCCTATTTTGTGGTGTATCCGTAATGACGGTAATTTGGTAGGAATGACTTATGCGCGAGAGTCGGACTACATTCTTGTCGGTTGGCATCGTCACACACTAGGTGGATATCGTACCGCGTTAGGCGGTTCTCCTGCCGTGGAAAGTATAACAGTCATTCCTTCCGCAGATGGTACGTATGATGAGTTATGGCTAATAGTCAGACGGTGGATAAATGGGCGCAGCGTGAGATCAGTGGAGTATTTACACGCATACCGCAAAGACTCTATCGGTCAGCATCAATCTTTTCACATCGATATGGGATTATCAGGCGATGCATATAAACTGATAAGTAATGCTACTCAGACTAATCCCGTAACCCTTACAGTTAATGCACACGGGTATACCGCAGGCGATTTAGTGTATGTCAATGAAGTAACCGGGATGACTCAACTTAATCACCAGGTATTTCAGGTGTCTAACCCAACAGCGAACACTTTCGATTTATTATCGGTGGAAGGCACACCTGTAGATGGTACGGGATACGGTAGCTACGCCGTGACCGCTTTGGATGAGGCTTTATCTGGAAACGCCAGCGGAAAGGTGTGGAAGCAGTATTCTACGTTCTCAGGATTTAACCACCTGTTGGGTGGAGCAGTAGGCCTTCTAGTGGACGGCGGTTGGCAAGATGCGAGTGTATCGTCTTTAGGTAAAATAACGTTAAGCGTGCCTGGTGGTATACTACACGCGGGTTTGGCGTTCGAATCTCAAATCAAGACCCTACGTATAGATGCCGGTTCGGCAGATGGAACGGCGATAGGTAAGAAACAGCGTTGGCCTAAATTCAATCTTATGCTGTTTCAGACCCAGAAAATCAAATATGGTGCCTCACTCAACACGATGTTTGATGTAGAATTCGAAGAGGATAGTGTGGGTGGAGTCGCACCTTTGCTGTTTGCCATAGACGAATCGAATATGGTCGAACTGTCAATGGAGGGTGATTTCGATAAGAACAGTTACCTGTATCTTGTTCAAGACAAGACGCTGCCAGGGACCATTTTGGGTATATTTCCTCAACTTCTAACTCAGGATATGGCGTAAAATGGTAAGTGTGCCTTTTCAGGCTTTTCATCTTGAGTTGCTGTATTACAAGCCTTTAGCCGATTCTAACGCATTGGGATTGCGTCACGCTGAAACGCTACAGCGGGTTTCTAAAGCCGCGACAACTTTGCTGTACGAGGGTGAAGTCGTGTGTTGTTATGGTGTAGTGTTTCACCACGCGAATCGAGCTGAAGCGTGGTGTGTTGTGCACAAGGGGCTGCCGAGAGCAGCTACAATCGGCATAATCCGGCACATAAGAAAAGCGATATCCGTGCTGGCGTGTCCAAGATTAGAAGCTACGGTAATGTGTAAATTCAAAGAGGGGCACCGCTTTGTCAGAGGACTAGGTTTCGTCTTAGAATGCGAGAGAATGCGCAAATATTTGCCCAACGGAGAAGACGCGTCTTTGTACGTGAGGGTTGAATAATGGGTTTCACCGAAGTTCTACTCGGCGTTGGTTCGGCTGTAAGTGCAATCGGTAATTTGAACCAAGCCGAAGCTCAAGCCAATGCTGCTGAGGCCAACGCTAAAGCCGCGCAATACAATGCCAATATTGCCGCGCAAAATGCTGCTGCGGAAAGAGCGGCAGGAACAGAACGAGAACGTCGTCAACGCGTTGCGGGAGAAGCCGCAGTAGGTCGAATAAGAGCGGCCTATGGCGCTTCGGGTGTTACGCTGGACGGTTCAGCGTTATATGTGCTTCAAGACGCCATAGTTAATGCTGAACTGGATGCCTTGACGATCAAATACGATAGCGATCTTCGCGCTCTTGGATATTCACGTGAATCTACGTTAGACACTATGCGAGCAAATAGCTATGCAGATTCTGTGGATAGCATAATGGCTGGAGGATATTTATCAGCCATGGGTTCGCTATTGGGCGGCTTTGCGCGAACTAGCCAAGCCAACACGTCTCTAGCACTTTCTCGCAGTTCGGGTGTGCTAATCACTGAAGAGGACTAGACTTATGCCCAAAATTCCTGGTTACGAATTGCAAACCATGCCTGGCGGGCCTGCTGGTGCCGCTGCATTGGGTAGGAGAGCTACCGGGGAGGACTTTGCGGGAAACGTTGAAGGTCGGAATGCTCTGTCTCAGGGGCTTAAGGATCTAGGTCAGGGTTTAACCCAACTCGCTATAACCGAAGTTCGTAATGAAATCAAACGAAATCAAGCTGAAAAACAAAGTCGTCTCAGTGATTTACACGCTCGACTAGCCGAGGGTAACGCCGAGTTGAGAACGGGCTTGAAAACGCGGGTAGAAAAAGCAGAACCTGGAGACGAGAGTATCGTAGAAGATACTACCAAGGCGTTTAACGCGTTTAGGGATCAAATAGACGGTCAAACTCAGTCTCAGGCGGAAAGAGATTACGCTAGAAAAACTATGGCTCAGATAGGTTCAGAACTGACTATCTCAGCTATGCAGGCGCAAGGGCAACTTAAGGGGCTTAAGTATAAAGTCGACAATCAAAAGGCGTTGACAGCCGAAACTAGCGCGTTAATAGATGATCCATCTGGTGAAGATTCAGCCGTATCGCGTATGCAGAATTATATGCAGGCGCAGTTAAACGCCGGAGCACCTAAGCCGGAGATGTTTGAATTGGAAAGCACCTATCGGTCTGAATTGGCTAATGCAGCGGCCAACGGATGGGCCAGAAGAGACCCATTACTCGCCAAGAAGCTACTGGAATCAGGCAAATGGAACGCTTTTCTCGATAACGACAGAAAGAAGGCCATATACAACAGTATAGAAACAGAGATCAACAGGCGAGAAGCTGATGCTAGAGCGGCTAGAATAGAGGCCCGACAAGCTAAGATTGAAGCTCAAACCGGGTTGACCACAGGCTTTATTCTTCGTATGGCGTTGGAAAGAGAAGGCAAACCAGATGACAAACTGGGTGTAGATATAACGTCTTCAGGTCTTCCGGGTTCCGATATTGAGCATCTATTAGATAATAGAGATAAATGGACTAAGAGACGAGAGGAAGAACAGACCGAGGGGTTAGCAGCGCCGTACAGAGACCGTTTAACCAAAGAAATATTCGATCTAGCGCAAGATCCGGGAAACAAACTTCTGGCTCAAACAGTGAAAGATACGCTGGAAGAAGCGCGAGATATAGGAGCTTTATCAGCGACTGGTCCCGGATCTATGGAACACTACCAGAACGAGTATCTGCGTGTTATCAAGGAGCCGCCTTCACTGAAGAAAACACGAGAACAAGAAGTAAAGCAGAAGAGAATGGATAGTCTGTATGACTCCGCCGTTGGTGGAGATTCAACCGTGATTGACAGAGCTAGACAGTGGGGTATGAATACCGCCGAACAGAATACTCTGCGACGTGTTTTGCAGAACAACGCGAATAAGGCTAGCGCCGAATTAGAGTTGGCAGTGGACAACAAAATACGCGCAGGTGAGATAAAGGACCTCAGAGAAGTGAATTCATATCTCGGTAAAGGCTTGTTACCAAAGCAGATTGTGCGCTTGCAGAAAGACTGGGATAGGTTTACCAAGGAAGAAAACAAAGGCGAAAAGAAACTAGAAGATATTCTGACTTATACAGCTAAGCGTGAACTCGCGCCAGTAGATCAAGTGACAGGTCAACCTATAGTTGGTGGGTCAGAAAGATATCTAGCCTGGTACAACAACAGTTATCTCAGACTTAAAACAGACGCGGATGCGCGTAAGGTAGCTTTGGCGGATAGATACGACCCAAATAGTAAAGAATACTTGGGCCGTGAGCTACAGGGCTACAAAACCGAACTAGAGACGAAGACTGGCATCCCTTTAATCTTGCCCGCTCCAGCGTTAAATACGAAACCACAACCAAAACCCACGCAAGAAGAAATGAACAATCCCGAGGCGTTTCTACAACGCATAGGCGTTGGTAGATTCAAGAAGAAAACGGAGTAAACCGGATGGGTGCGCTACAGGAAGAGCTTCAAGCGCTGAAAGATAACGGATTTTCGGCTGAGCAGCTAGCCGAGCACGAGGCTAGGTTTAGGGGCCAGATTGCCGAAGAAGTGTCCGCGCTCAGGTCTGGCGGTATGTCCGAGGAGATCATATCTAAGCATCAGCTCGATACTTTAGGCGAGTCTAGAGATACGATAGAGTCTCAAACCCGGTCATATTTGAATCTTGCCTGGTCTAAAGCCATACCTCGTGAAGGTACGGAAACTAAGTCCATGCTTTCTACTATCGATAAGTGGCCGATCGTAAAAGCATTCGAAGATGGTTTTCAAACTGGCACGCTTGGCTTAGCGCTAGACAAACCCGAGAGTATAGATCCAACCGTTAAACGTACTTTGTTTCAGCAAAGCGCGCACGTGTTGGGACAAACTATAGGCGATGCCCCATCCACCATAGCGGGATGGGGTTTGGGAGAAATTGTTGGCCCAACAGTAGGTGCAGTGGTAGGCGGAGGACTAGGCTTGGTTTTCGGTGGACCACCAGGTATGGCTGCGGGTGCAGTCGTAGGTTCTAGAGTTGGGGCAATAGCCGTACCATTCGCTTCGGCTATGGCGGTTCCTGAATTTATGCGGTCCATGCTTATATCGGCGTATAACAACCAAGACACCAACAGTCCGCAAGATTTTGCAGCTAGGGTAACAGCGGCATCGATAGTGGCTAAACACGCCGCTATAGTAGGTGGAGTAACCGGAGTAGTGGGGAAAACTACGGGGGTGCTATTGCCGGCATTGGGTAGATCAGGGGAACTGGCATCTGAAGTAGGGGCTATGACTACCGTAGGGGCGTGGTTACAAAATAAATTGCCAGCGCCTGAAGACTTTATAGTTAATATGATTCCAGTAATGGGGGTTCATGCCGCGCAATTAGCATTACCTAAATTGCAAAATATCTTCGTCAAGAAAGGCTTGCGACCAGATGATGTAGCGAAGATGGTTAAAGAAGGCGACCCTACGGTAGTGCCGGATTTGCTGTCGCTGTATACCGATATTCCCGACAGCATATCCGAGTTGGCGTCTAAAATGCTGCCAAAAGCAAATCTTTCGGTAGATTATGAAGTGCTGCCGAAAGATTTGTTTCGAGTCCCTAAAGATGCAACAACTATATCTAACGCGGAAACCGGGGAGATACTGTGGCAATCACCGGCGCTCAAGGTGTTTATTGTACCGGATGGTGTCACAAAGCTTTCGGCTGAACTGATGGATGGGGCAGCGGCTGCAACAGAGACACAGGCTCCAGCATCTAAACTGCTACCAAAAGAATTAATTG